CGATTGTCCAAGCATAATGACGCCAGTTATTATCGTTCAAACCATAGAAAAATGCGCTATTATTTGAATACAATGAATAAATTTCTTCTGCTGTTAATACACTATTTGATACAAACATTTCGGATACTTGTCCATCAAATGTACTATCCGATGAATTATTTGATCTTCCTATATAATTATATGTTCTAGTGCCAGTATTTATAGAATATTTGCTTTTATAATGGTATAACATCACTCCATTCATATATACTTTCCAAGTAGCAACAGATGCTGTTCCCGACGTGCCTCCTGTAATAGTAAACATAATATGTCTCCAAACACCATCATTTACTGGTAATATATAACAAGGATCCCAATAATCAAATCCAGTATCGGCATTTTGAGTGAATACTGATAATTTTCTACCAGTTGTCATTCCAAAACCAACTTGACTTGTCGTTCCACTTCCAGCACCCATCGTAAATATTCGCGGATATATTCCAGATGTATCTGTTGTTCGGAACCAACAACCCATTGTTAAACCAAGAGTTGAATCCAAGTTAATACTTGGTAACTTCATAAATTGACTACTCGAATTGGTTGCTGATGTTCTCGATAATGTCAATACTTTACCTTTTACACTTGCTCCATTATATAAATTCGATATCATTGGGTAAGGGAAATTGGCTTCTGTTGGATTACTAAATGTATTACCAAATTGTGTAAGATTTCCTGTTGCCAAATTTGCTACACTTGTACCAATTACGGTATTATCGTCGAAATTATAATAATAAAGTGGTTTTAATTTCAATACCGAATTTACACTCGATGAAATACCATTGTTGTATACATCGCAACATAAACTATTATTTTGAATACTCATTGTTATGTTATCGGTTTTTGAATCATTGCCCAAATCCATTATTTTTGCGCCATTATTGCCTGCTGTGTTTAAGTCCGAACGCATCCAGAATGAAAATGTCAATCCGTCTTGACCACTTGTGAATGCTGGTAATGTGATTTTTTGATTATCGGCGCCATTTAATATTAATGATTCTGATTGTGTGTTTTGTTTTGATAAAATATTATTGATAGTTGGTCCTAACGATTTAGATACTGTAAAATTAATATTCCATTCTCCAATAGATGTATATAAAGCAGTATTTAAATAACCACCAATTGCTCTTACTAATATTCTAAAATATTGATATGTATTCAATGAAGTTGAATAACTATTATATGTACTCGTTACTCCCGATGTTACATTTGTTTGTGTTACTGTATTTGTATCTATTGTATAGGTTGGAGTTGTGTATATTCCATCATTATAACCAGAGGATGCTGTTCCACTTGTGCCAGAACCTCCACTTCTTGTAACATAATGTATTGGATACCATGTCGTTCTATCATTGGAACCAAATATATAATAGGTTCTTGGTAATTCATAAGACCAAGTTCTTGAAACTAAATTATAGTTTTTCATCGAACAAGGAATACTACTCTTTATTTCTAACCATTCACCTGATAAATTTAATATCGTTATATTATTTTCTACTAATCCACTTATTGCTGTTCCCCATTTAGTACCTATACCGTATGTATTTGTAGTAACATTTCCATTTGTCGCAGCATATCCCATTGGTGAATTACCTGAAACCCATCCTTGAGTTCCTACTGTTGATTTCGCATCAAACGCGTAAAAATTATTATAATCAGCTATAGCATAAATACTACTTGAACTTACATCCCATTGTACCGCAAAATTAAGGTCATTCGTTTTGGTTACCCATGTCGAATTCGAACTCGCATCTATTGAATTTGGTGATATAATAAATGTTTCTGTGTTTGTGTAATCTACTATAGTTGATGCTCCCACACCTATAAACGCATCGTATTGACCCGAAATATCTGTCGCACCTCCTCCATAGTTTTTCAATGTATAATTTACGACATCGCCTGAATTGAATTTATAATGGAAATATGGATTATAAATAAATGGACTGATTACGCCATTGTTCACGGTAAGTGTCAAATTGTTTCGATTGATTTTCGCTGAAATATTATCCGCTACCAATCCATTACCAAAATCGAAAATGGGTGTATTATCAAAATTACCATTTGAACGGAACCAACACGTAAATGTAAGTCCATTTATTCCGGTTGCTGATAATTTCGGTAATTGTACATAAGTATTTGGTAACCCATCTAATGCGATGGAACCATTCCCGATTTTATAATCAGTTGTATCAATGATTGTATCTTTTGACATTATCGTATCATAAACTCCCGTCGTCTTGTTCGCCAAATAGTTGTCTCTTACTGTATCACTATCGAATGTATAATATAAATCTGGGGTAGCTACATATGTCGATGCGATTTGATTATTTGAACCGTCATTATAGTAATTATATATGGTTTTGGTTGAATCGTAGATGGCACTAATAGCTGTATCTGATAAAACGGTTTTATACATGGCGAATTCGTCTATTGCTCCATTATATGATGGGTCTGCTACGTAAAGTGATTTCAACAAAAAATTCGTTGTACGACTTATTGGGTGTGGATAAAATGATTTTTGTGAAAAAACTTTTTGACCATTTATGTACAGAGTTGAAATACCGTTTGTATTGATAGTCCAAGCGACATGACGCCAAATATTATCATTTATTTCTGGTACTATGTTGTTTGTTGAAATATAATAATAGTATTGATTTATAGAATTACCTATAAAACTGTTATTTATAAACAATACTATATTATTATTACCATCGTTCAATAAACTATTCGCAAAATCAAATAAACGTGCCCATGTAGCATTATTATTAGAACGGAACCAACATGTAAATGTTATTCCACTCACGTCCGTACTGAATGTTGGTAGTCTAATATATTGTTCTGCTCTGGCGTTTGTTACTACTTGATTATTAGGGATTCTATAATCCGATTGTTGTAAAAGTCCGGACGAACCCAATACCGCATCATAATAGTACTGTGGATAGAATTTTATAATCCAATCACCTATTGCTAAGAAATCATTTGTAATTGTGGATTGGATATTTGTATATCCTAATCTTTTTCCAAATACTTTATTTACAACGAGCCTGAAATAAGTATAATAATTGAGCGATGTCGAGAACCCCTGTATTGTTGTGAAACCGATTGAATCATAATTACCACTAGTGGTAGCCACTGTGTTATTCGTTATAGTATACGTATTTGTATAATTCACATTACTACTAGCGTCGTTTGATGCCGCATAGTTATTGACAACATATTGTATTGGGTCCCAAGTTGTACCATTATTCGAACCTAATATATAATAGGTTTGTGGTAATGCGCATGCCAATGCGTTGGAATTATCATAATAAGAATCGAATTTATAAGAAAACATTTTTACGGGAACGGTCGATTGGATTTGAATCCATTCTCCATTGATTGTACCAACAGAAGGATTTGTAGTTGTTGTTGTTATTGTGGGGCTGCCTTTATAATCACCTATTGTTGATGTTTGTAAATTATATTTATTGGCAGCTGTTACCCAACCTCCATTCGATGACCCGTCGAAAATACGAAATGGTTCATAGATTGAGGTTTTTCCACCGATTGCTGTTGTAGATGGCATAAATGAACTCCCCGATGCTGTCCATATGATTGGACAATTTTCACATGTTGTCCATTGATAATTTTGGGCGAATCTCGTATTTGGGGATACTGTTTGATTTGGCGTGCCTTTGTTTAATACATATGTTCCCATATTTCCTGCCATTGAACCAGATGGGTCGAAATTATAATACAAATATGGGGTTGGTATCGTGGTGGTTGGTGTTATAGTTGGATATGTATTATTATGGTCATATAAGTTGTATACTTCGTCGGCGGTTAATGTTGATTTATAGAATTTGAACTCGTCAATTGCTCCGTTGAAAAATATATCGCCACTGTTATTAGATTTACCTATATAATTAGTAGTGAAATCATAATTTTGTGGATAAAAATATCTAGTAGTAGTGTAGTTCAACGCACCGTTTATATATACTTTTTGAGTACCATCTGGAGATATTGTCCATGCTACATGTCTCCATACATTATCCAAAACATATGGTCCATTTGATAATATTATAGTGTTTCCAGATGCTCCATCCGCATTTGAAAATAAATCTGGAATATACAGACCTATTTTTCCAACAGCACCCTCAATATATAATGCTACTTTACTTGCTGATATACCAAAATCGAATATACGTGGATAGGTACCTGCTGTAAGTGAATTTTGTGAACGGAACCAACATGCGAATGATACACCATTTGTGCCCAAACGACATGGAGGTAATTGAGATATTGGCGTTACATAATTCGTTGTAGTTACCGCACTAATTGTTATTCCATAAATACTAGCCAAATAATTTTCTACTGTTATGCGTTCTGCCAAGGTTAAAACACGGTCATATATTATTATGTCTGCTATTTCGAAATCTGATTTTTCAGTTGACCATCCATTTATAGTAATAGCTGGTAGATACGTATCAGTTACAGTTATAGTTCCTCTTTCTACTCCATTTGAACGATAACTATTTTGGCAATCCGTTGATATAAAAAAGTTACTTCCATGATTATCAATAAGATATGAGGTTATCCATGCGTTATGATGCGCTACACCTGTAACACCACCCCAAAAACCCGTTAGCCAATTATATGTAGTTGCTGTTGAAAATATTCTTGCTTTAGCAGTACCCGCATATCGAGCTATGAAAAAAAGAGTATAATTATTTAATTGCGGATTACCTAACGCAATAACTTCACCCGTTCCACCTTTTACCACTAGAAAACTTTTGTTTGTTGCCCCATTCGCATTTGCTGATGCGGTTACTACGGATGGAGTACCTGTGATACTTCCCGAAGTGATATGTCTATTACTACCACCAGTATCTGTCCATATTTTGGTCGAAGCATTATAATTCTTTGCTTCAAACCGCATATATAAATTTGTTGTTACTGGTAATAAGTTTTGTGAAAATGTTATACCGTAAATACTGGCCAGATAGTTTTCCATTTGTATGCGTTCATCTAATGATAAATAGCGATTATAGATAATCATATCAGCAATTTCGAAATCTGATGTACTACCTGAATAACCATTTACTGTAATATTATTTGGTAAATATGTATAAGTTGAGTTAGAAAGAACTCTTTCTACGCCATTCGTTCTGAAACTATTTGAACAATCACAACCTATAAAAAAATCTGTGCCGTATACAGTTGCGGTTGGTTGCGCACCTGCTGCGCCTGTTATCCAATAGGAATGATAAGCGACACCAGAAAATCCAGTTTGAAATCCATATAAAAAATCAGGATTTACACCAGCTGTTGTAATTATTCGTGCTTTAGTAGCACCTCCATATCGGGCTATAAAAAAAAATGTATATTGTTCTAATCTTGGATTACCTATAGTAATGCTATCAGTTGTAGTACCTTTTAATACTTGAAAACTTCTTAAATTTGTACCATTTGAACTACTACCTTGAATAGTTAAATAAGGTGTTCCTGTTATCGATGATGGTGGAATATGTCGTCCAGCACCACCACTATCATACCATGTTTTTGTCTTTTCATCATAGTTCTTTGCTTCTAATCGCATATATAATCCATCTGTTACCGGTATATCGTGTGAAACAATATTATTTGTAATAATATTTGACATTGTTGTATCAGAATCGAAACTATAATTGAAATACGGAACTGACATGTATTTTGGTGTTGATATATATGCTTTTAGAAATATTCCTTATGTATTTTACTCATCTAAATGTTTTTTTACAAAATGATTATTTTTTATAAGAAAAAAATCATTTTATTGATTATTGACTATTTATGGTTCGATACTTATGATTGTGTAGTTTTATATGAAAAATCGCATAAAAAATATTACTAAAATGATATTTTACAACTACAAGTATTATCGCCTGTTTTTTTTTTGTACAGAGCGCATGTACATTTTATGTTTGAATTCTTCAAATTTGTCGCTTTGTTACGTTGGTCAATTGTTAATGGTTGTGGTGTTGGGTCGAAATATACAGTTGACATTGCTACACGATTTGTTCGTTGATTTGTTTGGCGACATACCTTAAATTGCGGGCAATTTGTTGTTTTTTTGTCCATACCAAAAACATGTATATATCCCGCTGGTGTAATTCGATTGATATTGATGTTGTTTGTTGTAATAGTATTCTCTAAAGAATATTGTTTATAGTTTAATAAATCTTGGGAATTGAATACTCTTGGCTGTTTTGATGTATTATTATCGATTTTCAGTTGTGTTGAAACTCGTTTGTATTTTAAATAATCACTTTGTGACATTTTTATTGATACGATTTATATAATATTACCATATATTTTTGTGTTTATATATGCTTGTATATATGCTCGTATATATGCTTGTATATATCATTGTATAATATCATAATAAATTCGTATAAAGATTTCTGCTATTATAATGTAATAAAATGAAAACACTTGGTTTGTATTTTTTTCTATATGCATGCGGTTTTTCTAATGTATTTGCGCGGGTCAAGCCAATACCACTTATATATAAAAACAATCAAATATCCTTACCTGGTTTAGATAATATAATTCCAACGACTATCTATAGTAATGATTTGTCTATGATTCGAGAACCGATTTATATGAAAATACCTAGACCTATTCATCGAATCATCATCGATTATACTAAACAAACTATTATAAAAACTACTGTAAAAACCAATCATTATTTACGTCTCATTCGTATTGAAAATATTTTACCTACTCTTTTATTAAGTTTTACCGGTGGTTGGATAATGAACCCATCCCTATCTGGATTATTCAGGTCTTCTCGTTTTATTAGTGCGAGTATTATCACAATTTTGGTCATGTCCAGTAGTATGGTTCTCAATGATTTATTTGATATTGAAATTGATAAAGTAAATAATCCACATCGTCCGCTAGTCACTGGTGATATAACAAAAAAAGAAGCCATTATGTTTTTATCGACCATGTTAGGTTTATCCGAATATTTGAATTTTCGATATTTGACTGGAAATTTACAATCCGTTACTCATCTTGCTATTATGGTTATTACGTTGTATACTCCGTTGTTCAAACGTAAATTGTTTTTGAAAAACCTATCTTGTGCTGGTCTGATATCATTCGCGAGTTCTTTCGCCGGATTCGCTGCGAATTCCAATCAGTATTCGAATAAAAATATCGCGCTGTTATGGTTAGCATCGCGTATGGTTTTTTTCGGTTCATTATCCAACGAAATTTTATTGGATATTACCGATTATAATGGTGATAAACGAAATGGGGTTTCGACTATACCCGTCGTATTTGGAAAACACATCGCGTTCTCAATAGCATATAATATTATGTATTTCAATGTTTTGGCTAATACGATGAATTTGACTGGTATGTATGATTTCAAAATTGGAATTATATTGATGTTTTTATTGAGTCCGCTTCTGTTTTATTTGAATTTTCTAAAAGAAAATATATATGATGACAATAGTATTTTGTATTATGTAAAACAAACTACAAAACCATTATTGATATCACTTTTGTATATTTGCTTCCTTGTATCTAGATGATTGGTAGCGGGTTGGGTTCGTTGGTTATGAAAAATATATATTTTTTTGGGTTTGGGGGGTTTGGGGGTTTGGAGATTTGATGTTTTGGGAGGGTGGGAGTTCTCTAATATGGTTTTTGAATTGCCATTTTAGTAACATAAAATCCAAAATACCCTATTACTGCTCCTATACCTGTACCAACCATCAATTGTTCTACTGTATGTCTTTTATATTTCCAACGTTGATAAAACGTCAATGCTAAAATAAACGATTCCAAAATTAAATATATTGGAGACCTTTTTACCAAATATAAATATATTGTAGAAAATGCTACGGTTTGTGCGTGAGATGATGGCATGCCGAATAGGTTTGGACCGGTATATTTTTCATTGATGATGCTACGACCACCCACTGGACGTTCTTGTCGTATTAATGATTTTAATACTGAATTTGAAATACTATTTATTACTTCAAAACACGCGTATCCGATTAAATATTGCGGTTGATTCCAAAGTTTAGTGATTGATATTATAATTACGATTATAGGTCCAAAAAAACCTATATAATCCAATATTGAATTATTCGAATATTTTTCTAATGACATTTATGAATTTATTAATATATAATGATATATAATGATATAATGATATACATAATTTATTTCATTTGTGTATATCATTGAATATTTCAATCACACATCGTGTGAAATTTCAACTAATTTGTCAGTTACATATTGAACTTTATTATACTTAGAGCATTTTTCAAATATTCACTTGTATAAATTATATTGAATAATTTATATCATATTTTTTATTATAAAAACTTGCGTATTCAATTCTCCAATAACTGTGATTTTCTTATGAAAACCATGTAAAAAACCATCTATACCTCTTATTGTTAAATCTGGTCCTCCCCAACCATAATCATCAAAAATCATTATTCCTCCTTTTTTTAATTTTCGAAAGCTTAGAACTGCGTCTTCTAAAACATATTCTGGTTCATGATTTCCATCTATATAAATAATATCAAAAAAATCATTTTCAAATTTGGGTATTTCATTATTTGAATAACCTCTGTTTATTATTATTTTTTCTTTTGCGCCTGAATTTTCAATATTCTTTAAAAATGAATTATAAATTGACGGTTGTTCATTCTTATATTCTGGATAATCATCATAATCTTCCCACGGGTCTATACAATATAACTTACTATCATAATGTAATCCATAAGAATTCGCAACTGATAGTATATTTGCTCCGTAAAATGTTCCTATTTCTAAATAATTGATTGGTTTATTTTTATAGTTATCTAAATTGATATGATGAAACCAATTATTTGCTAATCTATAACTCGTTCCTTCAAAATTATTCAACATTTATATTATTATAGAAATATAGTATTTATATTACTTATTTGTATTTTGTTAAATCGACCAAAAAGACTATTTACTACCAGTTGGTTGTTGTTTATATAATTGTTCGCAAATCAATGAAAATGACCAATTAGCACCATTCAAATCCACTATATCTCCTCTATCACTAACTAATTTCACTGTCATTCTATGTATATTTACTGGTCCAAAATAAAGACGTTCTTGATTCTGTAACGTACCACCAAATTCTACATAAGACGACCCATTTGCTAATCCCGATACTTTCATTGGTATCAAACCAAATACATCTTTTACGAATGGACCCGAACCATAACTTTTCGTATTTATCGTAGTATTATTCGATAAAATCGTCGATATACTTTTTCGTTCATTCGCTATTTGTGTCAACGCATATAATTGATTTTGTGTTAGTTTTACATCTGCTGGAACATTCGATGTTGTATTATAAGTTAATAAACCAGAAGCAGGGTCACATTGAAAATTACTTTTATTTACATATCTTGGTAATGCTACATCAGTTACTTTGGATGTTACTGTTACTAAACCATCATTCAAATGATTCTGATTATAATCGTCTAAACAAATCATAAAATAATTAAATAGATTTGTACTGACACCGGTATCCCCATTTATTTCTATTGTTTGACCACTACCATAATCACTTAATATGTATTCAGTTGATAATCGAAAACCTAAGACCCAACCTAATGTTGTATCCCAAGTTGTATTACGTACACTCGTTACGCCTACATAACATTTTATAAAACTAAACGGGTCGTAAAATACAACTCGATAGTCATTTGCTGTATATATTTTATTTATGTTTGTACGTATTATTGTGCTTTCAATACCATTAACGGTTTTAATATAAAAATAACTTCCCAGTGCCTCCGATATTGTATTTATAGATGTATTCAATGCTAAAATTAGATTATCACGTGTATATGTATCAGGAGGAATTGTAATAGTTAATATATCTGAACCATTGACACCTTCTTCGTTTGGTATTAATTGAATCGTATCATTTATGCCATTAGTTATGGTAATTTTATTTTGGTCTACTACACTCGTTCCACTTATATCAGAATATGATAAACCGGAAACAATCGATTTTGACAAATCATAATCCGTATCTATCATATTTCTAGCGATATGTAAATATTCATACCATGTAGACGAAGCGTCTATTGTATTTGGATATACGGGATTGTACGATGGGTCGATAAATTGGACGCTATAGTCTCGTTCTGTTAATATTTTTTGTACAACTACTGTTAAACTACAATCTATTCTTTGTGTTATTGGATTCAATGTGAATTTAACATTTGTTCCGGATAATACATTCAATCCATTTGATGGGTCTACAAAATTATTAAAACTATTATTGATTCCGATTTGTAAATCTTGATAACTATTATATGTCTTTATTGTTGGTATTGGTACTACATATGGTGCTTGATTTTTATTCCCATAGGTTTCATTATCACATGCGTCTATAATTGCTACATATTTACCATCTAAAAAATAAGAACTGTTTTGGGTGAAAGATGTTTCAAAAATATTACTTGATGATAAATCATAATATACTCTTTCAAAACCCATATATTTACTTAGAAAACTATCCGAAATATCAATTATATATTTGTCTTGATTGAATTTTTTATTAATATCAAATTGTATATTGAATTTTGAATCTTTACTAATATTTGATATTGTATTTGTTTCATTTAGGTCTCCTGTTATATTTCGAATGCTTTTTGTATTATCATTTACTGTCTTTATTGAATTATTTATTGCGCTAATATATTCCGTAAGAGAATATCCATTCACTGCTGAATTTAGTAGTGTAAATGATAAATCATTTATAGGTATATCAAAACCCACTGCTTTACATTTTAAATAAATATATGGACTGGATAAAATTTTATACGTGTTTGATTCTTGTTTTATTGGTGAAATATCTGATATTATATTATTTGTTTCATTTAATAAATTTTCAAAACGAAAACAAGAATTTAAACCTGTCCATATATTACTATAATTATTTTGCGTGTTTTCTTGTGGAAATAAAATAGCTATTTTCGAATTTGTAAAATTTTTCGTTGTGTATCTATTTGGTTTTATTTTTAATTCAAAATAAGAATTTCCTACATTGTTTTTTAATGGGTCTGTAATGTCGATTCTTTTTATACTTGATTCTCTAGTCAAATATGGATTCAATGCTAATTGATTGCTTAGGTCTGCTACTAATTCGCTTCTTGTTACATCATTTTGTAATGATAATGTTATATTAAAAGATATATCTTCTTTTGATACCCCTGGTTGATATTCACCTGGACCATAATATTTGATTATTGTAAAATAATTGTTTTTATTTGTTGTTGTATATACATAATATTTTCTAGATATATTATCCTCACTTATACTACTTGTATTTGTACTCAATAAAAGTGTTTTTGTTGAGATTATTTTATATGGATAATTTACTATATTATCAAATCCTAAAAATGCTGGAATAGATTTATACCGCGGACCACTTTGAGTATTATCATTCGAATTTGTCCAATAGGGGAATTTTAAATAATAACTGGTTTCTGTATATTGTTTGACTATATCTACTTTTATTTTGGATAATGATGTATATTGGTCATAGTAAATATTTGTATTTCCAAAACTAACATCCGTTACCCCTGTTTTTAATTTTGTTATTCTATTATTTACTGCGGTTGCTAATTCGGTTGGTGAATAATTACCAGCAGATATATCAATTATATAATCATGATTTCCATTATTTATTCCATTTGAATTTCCTTTTAAATAAAAGAAATTACTACCGAAATTATTGTTTATTGTATACCATGTATATGGTATCTGTACTGAATATAATTTCATAGATACTACATCTTTTAATGGGTCGGATAAATTAAAAGTGAATTCCGTTGATAATGACCTTTTATTATCTCTATATTGACTATCGATACTTATTACTCTTCTTATGGTTTGTTGTAAAAGTGGATTTAGTTTATCTTGTGTATAATCCAATGATTTTGTATAACCGATTTGTGTTGTAATTGGTTGTGATGTGGTTCCTTGTTTTAATAAATTTGGGTCCCGTTGCGTAAATTGTTTGGGGTCTTTCATCATTTCTTGTTTTTGTTTTTCAATGTTTTGGCGTATCACATTGGGATCTTTTATTACTTTGGTTTGTCCGTTATTGATTGATGTTTCTGGGTCGTATTTATATCCAGTCACTGTCTGCATAGAAAGGTCTCTTATTAAAATTGGAATATCATCAAAACCCTCTATTATGTTTTGGTGTTGGTGTTGGTCTTGGTGTTGGTGTTGGTGGTGGTCGTATTGGTCATCTTGGTCGTCTGATTCGACATCGCTATCTAAATCAAAAAAATGTTTATAAATATCGTCAAAAAACTTTGCTAATTTATTTCCGGATTCGTTTTGCATATTTTCATATTTTCGTATTAAAAAAATGATTTTGGCTTCTAGTTCTCTATCGGTTGGATTATTCAAGTCTAAAATATCTAATAATTCTGAGTCTGTGTATGTTTCTATATCATATATATTTTCTCGGTTATTCATTTATTGAATATATTTTATAACTTACTATACTAAGATATAAAACATCATTTATATTTTATTTTTTGTTTTTTATATTTTTTCTTGTTTTTCTTGTTTTTCTTGTTTTTCTTGTTTTTCTGGTCTTATGGTTTTTTTTGTAATCGTTCTCGAAACATCGTTCTTATGAAGTTTACTAAATCCATTTTGAACGACATTCGATATAACATATCCATTGGGAATAATTTCAATCCTTGGCCTCGTTTCATATGACGGTTCCCCGTAAAACATAATATATCGAATACTTTCATTATTCTTTCTTCTTCCTCGTTCATCATCTCTCGACCAATACGATGTTTCCCTACATGAATATATCGATTATAATTACCATCATTATATACGTAATGAGTTTTTCTTGAGACTTTTTTTTCTATCATACCTATACCCATTATCTGGTTTGTATCATTATTCATTTCCAAAACAAATAAAATGGATTCTTCTGGTATATTTTGTGATATCGGGTCTGGCGAACAATATATACAACCTATGGATGGATGATTCTTTCGATAGTTCTCGTTTTCATACCACGTGTTATTATTGAAACGCGATGTTATTATAAAATGTCTTATCGAATTCCTATAATTTTTTATGTTTTTACGATGGATTTGTAATTCCGTTGGTACTAACGTCGTCATTTTTATTATATTTATGGATATGATTCGTTGTTCTCGATGTGGTTGGATTTTTATTCAATTTTTTATTGGGTGCTTTTTATTGGGTGCTTTTTATTGGGTGCTTTTTATTGATTTTTTTTATTGGTTTTTGTGAATGAATCAATATATGCTTGTATTGATGAAAACCATGAAGTTATTATACGTTGTATCGTAATATAACAAGACCTTTCTGGAAATTCTTTTGGAATATCATTAGGATTGATACCTTCTTCTAGTAAATCTACAGATGTTAATGGCTTATCATGGTCTGAATAACACGATGATTGTTTTGTTACTGATTCTACTTCACGCCAATCTATATTTGCTGCTGACTTTTCCTCCTCTTCGGATGAATTTTCACCAAAATCATCCAATAATACTTGGATTTTTTTTCTCTTTTTATTATGCTTCGGTAAATGTACCGATTTGTCTAATTCATCGTATGATGTTTTTGTATAATTATATTCCAAGTCTGGTTCGTCTGGTTCGTACGGTTCTTTAAGACTTAATAAAAATTGGTTATTTTTATTTTCAGTTTGGTTTGTTTGTTCAGATAAATCCATTTCCTCCTGTATTGACTATACTATTATAATTTTTATCTCTAAATTTTTTCTTTATATTATATAAAATACGTAACTTGTTTTATAATGGATGAAAATATATTTGGATATGATTTGACATCATGTAAAGAAATTAATTCGAATTCATCAAATGATTCTTCTGAATATTCCAATAATATTATAATTGATATGAAAACTGACGAACAAATACCTATCGGGAATATACAATATGAAAACAATCTTATTGATTATACGAATAATCATTATATAAATAAAATACGTAATAATTATGGGCTTTTTTATTCCATTTCCGATGATATTAGTGGTAATGAACATCATATGGATTTTTCTCGTAGTAATAGTCCTATAACCATTCAAAATGGTGGTAGTATGTCTGGTAGTAATCCTGGTAGTAATCCTGGTAGTAATCCTGGTAGTGAATATGATAGTGACGAATATAATGATAGCGACGAAGATAATAACGATATTATTAGTAATATGATTTTCCTTGGAACAAATCCTGTTAATAAAAAAAATATTGGAAATGGTGGCAACGTTGGGAACATCGGGAATGCTACGAATCCTCCAAAAAACAAAAAACGTCCATCCATGGATAGTACGAATGCGTCTAGAATTGGCTTTCCCAAATTCAAAAAACTCAGTTATCAAGAAGTAGAGAGAACTCTAGATAAATATTATGATAATGAATTTGATAATAAATTTTCTAGTGAAATTGATATTTTGACTACTTATATGAAAGGTCAAAAAAATCTATATATTCAATCTAAAATCATCAATCAACATAAACTAAATTGTCTCATGATTCCATCTATTGTTATCGCTACAATGGTTACTATTATTGCTCCATTTATTGGTTGTACAGAATGGACTAGTGGTGTTATGTCTGGACTAAACGCTATTGTGGCTTTTTTTGTATCTATTTCCAATTATTTGAAATTGGAATCTTCGGCTGAATTATATCTACAAATGGCGAATCATTATGATAAATTAGAAACCTCATTAGAATTGACGAATAGTAAATTATTCTTTTTGAAAAATGATAATGAAAAAGCGGAATTGGTATTATCCAAAATAAAGGAAATTGAAAAGAAATTATGTGAAATCAAAGAAACCAATAATACTCTTATTCCGACTGAAATTAAAATGATGTTTCCTATTATTTGTTCTATTAATGTTTTTGTGTTTATTAAGAAAACGGAAATTTATAAGAAAAATCTTATTATAAAATTCAAAGACGTGAAAAATGAAATTCGTTTTATTTTATTCAAATGGAGAACCACGAATATTTCTATGTATACAGAAAATGATTTTACACGCGAGCAAAATAGATTAGTCTATTTACGTGAAATTAAAAATAAAATTAAAAACGAACTCATTGAATTTCGTTTGGCATATTCTTATATGGATGGTTTGTTTTCTAAAGAAATTAAAAACGCTGAATATTTAAGAAATTCCTGGTTTTTCTGGTATAAATATTGTTGTTTTTCTTGTTTTTCATCTAAAAAAAATCTCTATGATGGAATTCATGTTCATTGTAATCCAACTATCGATAAATATTTCAAGTTTGTTTTTATGGAATGATGTTTATGGAATGATGTTTATTTCGCTCAATGGTTTTTGTGCCAAAGATATAATTTTTCTTCGTGTTTTTCTATCTAAAAATCGCCAAATATATGGCATTTTATTATGTAATTCTTCCGCATCTACTTGATATTTTGCTATGGATTTCGGTTTTTTCATTCTACATTTTTTCTCACTTCTACAATACTTTTCCAAATGACTATATCCATTTCCCCAATTCTTCATATTACAAGAACCCCAATTTTTTGATCCACTTACACAATAACTTGGACGACAGCGATTCATCATTTCACCACATGGTACTTCTTCACACGTTTTATATATATTACATCGTCGTTTTCTAGTTGATTTATTTGGCATGTATATATCTGTATATAGTGTATATATTTTGTTGATATAAAAAATTGATTCCAATTATATTTAAAAAATCATTTATATAATAATAATATTTTATGAATACAACTATAAACCAATACCGTACAAATCATTTTACTAATCATTTTACCAAACAATTTCCCAACCAAATTTATAAAAAAGATGATATTAAAAATCCATATGTGTATAAAGACCAATATAAAAATTTACAGGTGGAATCCATCTGTATTCCTAGAGTAGACATATCAATTTCAAAAGATTTTATTTATAATATATTATCTGAATTACGTATCGGTAAAATACATAAAATAATTGAAATTCCTTTACGTAATGAATTTTCCTATAAACGAATCATTATTAAGATTCAATGGAATAATAATGAATCTATTACGCAAAATATTAAAAAACATTTATATGAAACTGGCTCGTTTAAAATCGTATATGATATGCCCTGGTATTGGAAAGTCGTATTAACATATGAAAAATAATCGGGGTCGTTTCGATTCTATAAATAAAAACCAAAGCTTTGTTTGGTTTTTATTTTTTTTGCGCGTTCCCGTTTTGTCCCCCGTTCGTTCCCCGTTTGTCCCCGTTATCCCGATACAATAATATATAATCGACTTTTGTGTTATATATTTGTTCTCGGCTGTCTCGAATAAAATATAAATTGGTATACAATGTATTTTTATATTCTGTAAAAAATATACAGGAAAGAGAAGTATATACTAATGAAAAAAAACTAATTTCGATTGATTACGATTTTTCGTAAATTTATAAAAATCATGCTTACTATGTATTCATGCTTTTTATTCTTTTTCTCTATCTCTGTAACCTAATATGGATTCCATACCAGGGAGAATCATCGAGAAAAATCATGACCTTTCTATTGTCATATGTTATCATACGCAAACTATAGGGTCTTCTATTAGACACCATTGAAGAATTCAAAATGAAGCTCCATATAAATTCTTCGCGGGTAGAAATTAGTTTTCAAGGTTTTATATTTTGCTGTTTCGAGACAATATATATCCGGATTATTGTTTTATATTGGTTTTATCTATAAATATATTTTGTTTTGGATTTTGTTTTGGATTTTGTTTTGGATTTTGTTTTGGATTTTGTTTTGGATTTTGTTTTGGATTTTGTTTTGGATTTTGTTTTGGATATATTGGTTTTTCGTATAAATAAGAGAACAAATTTATAATTGGATTCTAATATAGAGTTCTCGAATATGGAATCTACTGATATGGATTTAGATATTTCTTGGATAAAAGAAAATGAACGCCTTCAAAATATGGAAACGAATTATTTACCAGAACTTATGGAAAATATTGACCTTTTTTTTATTTATATTAATCCAAATAATTATATTGATAAAATTATACGTGAAAAATACCCTCTTTTTGTTGATTGTTCTACTAATTGTTCTCGATTATCAAAAGAAATTTTATTAAAAATAATCCAAACCAATAAAAAATTATTGAAATCTAATACGATTCATAAATATAAATTTATGGATGTTTTAACATATCATATTGATTTAGAACCAGAACATATTCAAAATTATACCAAAAACGAGAACATTCAAGAATCATCAAGGATTCTTTAAAGTTCTCAATATTATCGATGATATCTCTATTTCACCATCTATTTTTATTTTTCATAAGATAAATAGTATTTTTTTCCTATTTCAAGAAATCGAAACCAATAAAAATAGACATACTTTGAAATCTATATTAAAAAAGCCTGTTACGGTTAATGAGCATGAAAGCATAGGTTCTCAAAAAGCTACAAAAAAAGTTCGTATTGATTTGGACAAAAATAATATTGAATATCGAGAACATTCATATTCATATTCACGTAATCATAAAAAACCTCTTAATAAAACTAGGAAAAACATTCGTATTATGAATTCTATTGATTCTAACTCTATTGTCTTTGTTTCTCCATAAATACATCTCCATAAATAACATAGATACTTATTGATATTTTATTTATACAAGGTTCTCAATATGGATATTTCTATTGCTATTGATTTTGATAATATTGAGAATGGCATTGAGAATGGCATTGAGAACAATATCGATAATAATAAATTTTTATATAAAAAAACCAAATTTATTGAACAAATCAAACATGATATCGTATTTCTATTTTTTAATTTAACTAGAAAACATAAGGAAACTAGTGTTTTTGAAATAAAAAATTGTTTTATGAATGTTCTCGATTTATTGAAAAAAAAATCGAAATCGGATTCGGGAACCGAATCGGGGACGGATTGTATTGGTCCCTCTGATATTCGTTTTTGTTTGGCTATCATATTACGTTTGATTATTCATACTCGTGATAGTAAATTTGGTAAAGGAGAACATGAACTTTCTTATATGTTAATCTATTGTCTTTATCAATATTTTCCTATATTGGCTATTTTTTTGGTAAAGCGAATTGTTATCTATAGTCATGATGGCATCGGCTGTTGGCGTGATATTAAATACTTATGCGAATATATTTCGAAAAATTCAGTAAGGAGCTCCAATGATTCATTTATACATGAATGTTTGGAAATTATGAATCATCAATTACGAAAAGATTTGGCTGTTGTTACGCGCGGAAACTATTATACAAAATATTCTATTTCTAATATAGCAAAATGGATTCCTCGTGAAAATAAACATTTTTCATGGCTTTTCGATAAACTGGTTCTCAATTGGTTCGATTTTCCTATGTATGTTGGTCCTGAAAATCGAGAACTTCCTCCTGTGTTTGATAAATATCGTAGATTATATCGTAAAACTATTAATCATATTAATCGTATTTTAGATACAACCGAAATCAAACAATGTTCTCGAGAACTTGATAAAATCATTCCTGAAAATGTTTCAAAATATACTCTTATGAAACAACCTAGTTTATATTTTGATTCTGTTTCTGTGGATGGTTCTGAATCATTATGTATGTATAATCAAAAAATGATTTGTAATAAAAACTTTGATGAATATTTTACACAATATTTTTTTCATAATCGAGAACCTGGTATTCATCATGAACATGGTGTTTTTCGTAGGTTTTTTGCGGATTTACCGATTTCTTTTTTTATTAAACAAGCGTTTTTGTTATATGAAAATCCTACTATGGATGGTTTCGATAAAAAGATTTCTATATTAAATAAACAATGGGATATTTTCTATGGTGATTTTTTTCATCGATTTATCTCTATAAATCGAGAACAACGAGAACAATATATTATTCCGGTTCTCGATATTTCTCAATCGAATCAATGGTTAGATTCGGAATCTTTCTATACAGGACTTGGTATCGCTATTTTAATCGCTTTGATAAATGGTGGTGATTTCAATAAAAGGTTTATGTGTATTGATAATCTACCTACATGGGTGGCTTTTGATAAAACCGATATTTTTTCGATTGTATCCACGGTTTTTGATTTGATAAAATCTAGAAATTCCACTTATGCTAATTTCTATAGTGCTATCGACTTGATAAAAAATACAATTATAGAAACTGATATTGATAAATCTTTTATCGAGAACATGAAAATCGTTTTTTTATCGGATTTCGATAATATCAATGGACAGTTTTATAATAATCTAGTCCATCGCTTTATTCGTAATGAGTATTGGGATGAGAATCTTGATATCTTTATGGATATGGATATGGATATGGATAATTTGATAAAACTAGATGAATATTTTATTCCTCATTTTACGTTTTGGAATCTATCTAAAAAACAAGTGATTTCGATGCCTTGTTCTCATAAACAACCCAAAACGAAATTATTATCTGGATTTTCTCCATCTGTTTTGACGGATTTTTTTGCGAATATTGAGAACATTCATGATTCACCATATGATTTTATTTATAACATATTGAATACACATCGATATGATTTTATCGATGAATATTTATCGAGTATTATTTTTTTATCTTCGTAATGTTTTACGTATATGATACTCTTTATCGGATTGACACCATCCTCCACAAAAATTGTATTTATGCCAATATATATATGTTGAATATTGTTCTTCCGCATCATTACCGCAATTGACGCAATATTTATCGTTCTCTTCGCGTTCTTCATATTTGATTATTAATTCATTCATTACTACTCGCATCAATGGTCTATGTTCTACATTAAACTCACTTATCAAATCTTGTAATTGTTTCGGCAATAAAAGTAAATTCATTTGTTATATTATATTTGTTTAAGATAACAAAATTATATGAAATAACTAGTCAATTTTTTTAACAACATTTTTTTTTATTTTTTTGCTCTATAAAATGGGTTCTCAATTAAGGGATAAAAATAGTCATCTTTGCGTATCTTTAACGCGTAAAGGTATAAAATCTATTAAGATTTTTTCATATAAATATTGATTTCCTTTTTCAATTCATCGAATTGTTTTGTTTCTATTTTCGATGATATATCTTGTTGTGTATTTTTGAATATTGTTTCTATTTTTGTTTTCATTTTCATATTTTCTTTTCTATCTATGTTTTTAAAAATAGTTTTTAGACTATCTTTTAGTTGGATACAAGATAATCTTTTGTTTGGTAATGAAATAATTTGTTGAGTAATCATTTTTTTGTATTCATCGAGAACCTGTAGATTTTTGTTCTCTGATGTTTGATTTTTTTTGGTATTATAATCTGATAAATATTTTAATACATATAAATAAATAACACATAAAGAATAATTATCCCAAGAATACTTATTTTTGAGTAATTCTTGGGTCAATACTATCCATGGTTTGTTCTCGAATATACTCAAATATTTGGTTAATTCTGTTTTATAATTTGATTTTTCGTCCTCTGATAATAATTCTTTTATAGTTTTATTTTTTATAAAAAAATTCTCTAAAATATCGTATAGGTCTTTAGATGATATTTTTTCGTTTATAGGGTCTTCTACCAAATTAAAAATATAAGTTTGGATACAAATATCTATACACCATGGTTCATAATCCGCTCCATATGTAAAAAAAACCTTTTTTAATTTTTCGATATCTGATTTTGTTGGTGATGATGGATTTGCCATCGTTACACTTTCTTCAATGAATGATAATCCAAAATCGATTATTATGGGTCGTTTTGATTTATCATCTATCATTATGTTGTTCTCTTTTAAATCAAAATGAATTATTTTTGCGTTTGCTAATTTATTAAGACCATCTAATAGGTCGATGTTTGTTGTTATTATATTTTTCATGGTATTCTTAGGATTTTTTTTGAATGTATCTAAAAAATAATCTAATAATGTATCTTTACCTATATACCGGATTTTGTTTGTTTCATATGATAATGGGGTCATTGGATTAGGTTTCTGTTTTTTATTGGAGGTTTCATCTAATATGGCCAATGTTTCTTCATAGTTTTTTTGTTGTTCTAATTTATCCTTTTCTACAAAATCACATTTTGTTATTTCATTATCGTCCACCGATGTCAATGATATTTCACAACTTTCTATGATTGGCGCAAAATAATCTTCATAATTTGGTATTTTTTGGATTGTTTTTCCTAATACTGTTTCGTTCTCGGATGTTTTCTTTTTTCTTTGTAATTTTGTTATATATTGATTCGATAATGGTTTTTTATCACATGCTATTCCAGGTCTGAAAATACATCCGTAACTACCCTGACTTAATATTTTTATTTTGGTCGGTTTTTTATCTATTGGTGGTTTGTTGGTTATTTCCATTCTTGTTTATAATTGTTTCTTTGATTTTATATATTTTTATGATAATAAAAAAAATATATAAACCCTTTTTGTTTTGTTTTTGTTTACGGTTTTGTTTTTGGTTTTGTTTTTTGGGATGGTCTTTGCGTTTTCGGGGGTTATAATAATCTACTACTTATCATCGCTAATACTTTTTGTTCTAATTCTAAAAATTCAAACTTTTTCTCGTCTTGATTTGTATCGATAGCATTATCAATGGCGTTATTGATTATGGTTTCTGGAGACCAATTATTTTTTCCTAGATATTCAAAATAAGGTATTATATCTAAATATTGTAATATTTCTGTCTGTTCGGTTTCTGTTAAATATTCTATGTTATATGTCATATATTTTATTTGTAATTGTATCAAATATATCAATTTGTTTTTTAGTGTATTTTTTAGCATTTCATTTTCGTATTGAGATATCAAATTATTTCGAAAATTTTCGTCATTCATGTTTTTGGTAAAACTTATATAGTCAGCAGGGCCTACGCTTTTCAATGTTATTTTACTATCAATATATTCTTGGAATGTTAGGTATTTATATATTTGGGAGGTTGAGGTTGTTTTTGAATTAAGGATATTTTCATCGTCATCGTCGTAATGGTTTGACATGATTGTATAAAAATATTTGAACGAATAATAGAGTTCGTCGAATAATTTATCCCATATTTCTTGGTGTTCTAAGTAGTCCATTAAATTTTTTTGATAATCTTCCGTTTCGTGGTCTGTTTGTTCATTTACTAATTTACAATATTTTGTATATCCGAAATTTACTAAGAAATTTTTGATAAATAAAACGTAGTCTTTTGTAATATGTTGCATAGATTCCATTTTTGATAGTATTATTGACTTATGGTATTGACGTATGATATTGACGTATATTTATGTGTTTTTATTTATCTAATTTTATAATCAATTTTTTGATTATAAAAAAATATATGTTTTGATTTACATATCACTGTTTTTACAAAAGGGCCTTTAATTTTTCAATTTTATTATTAATTTTTTCTTTTGTTTTTTCTTCTAATTTTTTTTTTTTATTTTTTTCACTCATTTA